GAGTTATGTAGATGTTGAGTTGGTAATAAAAGACAAACAAGGTGGCCCGTTTTATGGTAAGGAATTACAAAGGGCTAAAATAACAACATTACTACCTTTACCTAAGCAAGAAGTACAAACATACTCACTTACTAGAGCTTCCGATTGGATAGTTTGGGTAACAGATACCTCTAAATTAGAAGAGGGTATGAGTGTACAAATTGTATCCGGTCCGGGAAAATTACAGGACGGCACTACAATTTATAGAATAGATAGTAACACAATGATATCCTTATCTCTGACTCCCACAGAGCCATTAAGCGAATCAACGGTTTTGAGATTTACTCCGAATGCAAAAGATAATATCGTTAAGTTTAGCGGAAAAATAAATATTCAAAACGATATTCAGAAAAAGTTTCCGTTATGGGATAGCCGTTGGGTTAACATTGAACTTATACCATACAGTACAAAGAAAATATCTGACCCATTATTCTCAAATCTAAATGCAGTTCGAGGATTAACATATCCTATCGTAACATACATCTATAAATCTCAGATTTCAATAACATTACCGCAGGTAAAAAATGTTATTTTAGATGCGTTACTATCTGCGATTAAAATAAAGTCTCCAAAGGAAAATAAATACATAAGTCATTTAGCTAATTTTGGAAACGATACACAGACACTAATTAGTTCTTGGGAAAATGACAATTATACATTATCAGAAAAGGCAACAGACGAAGCTGGTAATGAAATAATTACCAAAGAAGTAAAATCTGTAATATTAAAACTATACAATCCATTACCTGATAGTATTACAACTAATGGCACACTATGGATTACAAAATTGTTGTCAAATCCTATCGTAGAAACGGTTGTATTACAGGATGATGTAAAAGTTAGTTGCCCACCACTTAGAGGGCCCAACTTTAAAGCTTCAGTAAATTATGTAACGGGCCAATCAACCGCTTACCAATCATTAGATACACTAATAATAAGTTCATCTGTTTCTAGCTCTGCATCTTTAATACAAGAGTATCTAAGTAAAGGAGTCATAGATGATAGTCAACTTAACTTTCAGTATGCAAGTGGTTCAATATCGGAGGATACCGCAGTGTATTTGTGGGATAACTTTATTCACTTTAGTTCGGCAAAAGAAAGATTGGCTAATTTTGTATATAAGGTTCAGTTAATTGAATTATATGAAAATGCAATCTCCTCATCAAACTACGACCCAACATCTACTGGCTATACAAACTCATTTACGGTTAAAAAAGATGTAGAGTTACAAACCGAAAAAAAGAATAAAATAATTGGAGCATTTGATGGGTTTGAGAAATTCTTATATCAATACTCTTCAGAGTATACTACAAACGATGATACATCTATAACATGGCCATATGATTCTGGTGTTAGAATGTCAAGCACATCTACTGAAGTTTCAAGTTGGTATGATAATGTAATTGCACTAGCTACTGAGTTTGATAAAGAAAATAGAAATGCATTGGTTTATAACCTACCATCTTATATCCTAAACAACGAAGAGAATGACCAGCTCTTATTGTTTATCAATATGATTGGTCAGCACTTTGACCTCATATATTATTTTAACAAAGCGATAGAGAGAAGTCGTGGGGCTAATTATAGTTCTAAGAATGGTATAGCAAATAAACTTCTGTATGAAAAACTGAAGTCATTCAATTGGGATGCTAAAAACCTTGCGGCAAATAGTCAACTTTGGGAATATCTTTTAGGATTGAATGTAGATGGTAATACCAAAAATACAAAAGCAGCTAAAGATAGAAATAATGAAATATGGAGGCGTATATTAAACAACTTACCATATCTTCTAAAACATAAAGGTACAAGACGGGCAGTCAATGCTCTATTAGCATGTTATGGAATACCATCATCTAACCTATCAATACTAGAATTTGGTGGACCAGAACCAACTGGAACAACAAAGAGTAAATATTTGATAGAGAATATTTCAAATGCTATCAAATTAGAAACCGGTTCTAAGGTATCTACATTATGGACAAATACTGCATTAAGTAGAAAACCTGAAACAGTAGAAATATTTGTCAAACCGGTTTATGCTGGCAATTGGACGGTGGTATCAGGAAGTGGTTGGTCTGTAACAGCCAGCGGTTCTGCTGACTCAAAGTATGGTAGAGTATTTTATAAAATTGGTTCTACAAACTATGTTTCATCTTCCGTTCTTCCAATATTCAATGGCGATTTCTTTGGAATAAATCTAACAGTAATAACAGGTAGCACAAATTATACATTTGGATTAGATGTAGCACAATATAAAGGTGAAAGACAAATATTTGCTTCATCAACAACTGCTTCCGTTGCCGCAGCAACTGCTGCACCTTGGCAAACCGCTGGACAGATTGCAATCGGTAGTGGATTTAGCGGAAGCGTTGATGAGTTTAGATTATGGAATACGGCATTAGATACGGATATATTCTATGAGCATGTTGCATTTCCTGAAATGGTAAATGGTAATCATGTTTCATCATCTACTCAAGACCTATTCTTCCGATTGGATTTTGAATATCCTAAGAATGTTAATACCTACACAGCCACACCGAATGTTGACAACAATATTTATTATTCTCAGAGTTTATCAAGAAATGATATTGAAACCACAACCATAATAAATGGTGTTAATATATTTTCTGAAACAACACCGGCAATATATTCCGCCTCATTTAGTGGATTTACATCTGTAGCATCGTATCCTTATCAATTTGAAGTAATAGAACGAGCCGCTGCATTAGAAATGCCTGATTTGGGTATTCAAAGATATTCTACAAATAAAGTTCGGTTTGAAACTCAGACATTAGAGGGCAATATCCTATACAAAGACCAAAGAAATACGACTCGTGCATTTGATAACGCACCGATGGATTCTAATAAGTTGGGATTATTTTTCTCTCCTACAAAAGAATTGAACATTGATATTGCTAAATCATTTGGCGGACTTAATTTGGATGATTACATCGGTGACCCACGTGACCAATACAATGATAGATATATAAGTTTAGACCGACTAAGAGAATATTATTTTAACCGATTTGATGGTAGAGACATTTATGCTTATATCAATTTGGTCAAAATGTATGAGCAAAATTTGTTTGAAGATATAAAACAATTACTACCCGCTCGTGCAAAAGTTACTACCGGTATCCTAATAGAACCGCATATTCTTGAGAGAAGTAAAATAGCAAGGAAGAAACCATCTGCGGAAAGCAATCAATATGAAACATCTATTGATTATAATAGGCAAGAAAATGTTAGTAGTGAAGCAAGTCAATATGAAACTACTATAACTAACATAGACACCACGCAGATTATATCCGAAGCTACACAATACGAAGGAACAGTATCCACCGAAGCTTTTTCAAATTTAGAATCGGAAGCAACTCAATATGAAGGCACGGTAACTACTACGGAATTTTCAACTGTAAGAGGAGAAGCAACTCAATATGAGGGTGATATAGATACAAAGGCAAAAGACGCATCTGTACAAGCTTATGTTGACTGGTTAACACAAACAATCGGCACATCTCCTTTGGAGGATTACGGATTAGGATTATTTATGCAAGAACCTGGCATAGCTCTAAGGAGTTATATTGATGAGTATGGTATTGTCAAAAAGGAAAGAGTTAGAGTTAATTTACTAACTAGACAATATTTAAAGTTCTATGAAAAATATAAAACACGCTTACCAAATGGACTAGCAGATTTTAGAGGTGGTACAGAAGTTACATCTTCACTAGTTAATGAAAGAGTATTAACAATTCAACCATTTACAGGCACATCAAATCCTACGATTGGCGGAGAGATTGTAGAAGTCACTCCGGTATATGGTTACTTACCTACCCACTACAAATATACACAAGATGTATCAACCGGTTTACAAAACTCTTTTTATAAGGGATGTAAGTTGACAGGTATAGTAGCAATAGATGGTAAGCCTGTTGTTGAAGAGTTTATTGGAAATCCTGGTACACTTAAAGTTAATAAGTTTGGTAGAGATTCCAACGAACCTATTTTGGAAGTAGAATAAAACTTTTTAGAAAAAACATATATTTATACTAAACAGATAAAACACCTATGGGATATTTAAGTAATAACGATTTGACTGTTGATGCAATCTTAACAAAGGCTGGGAGAGCAAAGTTAGCAGCAGGACAAGGATTAGATATAGTAAAATTTGCATTAGCAGATGATGAAATAGACTATACTCTATATGAACCGGCACATCCGCTTGGTTCGGCATATTACGATTACGCAATCAAAAATATACCTGTAATAGAAGCATCTCCAGATGAGTCTCAGTCTATGAGATATAAAGTATTTACAGCCGATAAAGGATTGACAGTTGTTCCGAGAATAGCAAATTTAGGAAATACTACAACTGCATATACATACAAATACAATACAAGCGCTGTATTAGCACCTAAAACATTTACACTTGCAACTACAGGTGGTGTTACGGAATCTTATACAGTAACATTAGGTAATAATAAATTAGGATTCCTATCATCAATTGCTACGCAGTTCTCTATTACAGTTCCGGCTACAACATCGCAAGGTATACCACAAACATTAGTTACAACTGAAGGTGTTGCAAGACCTCAAGTTTCTTTTGGACCTTTCAACAATTTAGCTATTGGAACATATACAACAACAATAGTCATAACAGGAAATACAACGGGAGCAACGGTTTCAATTCCTGTAACTATAACCGTAACCGCATAAAACTAATAAAATATGAACATATACAAAGACTTTGATTTTGATAATGATATAATTCAAAACCAAGAATCACTTGTTACATCAGGAATTTGGAGTGGCGATACCGGTTCTTTAACAACATTTTTTACATCATCTACGCAAGTAGCTTCGGTAAGCGGAAAATATTTTATTGATGTCTATAATAAAGCAACAAGTTCATCTGATGCCGAAGTTCAATTTTCTATAGCTTATGGTGATGCAAACGGATATGGTGCACCCACTATAGCTCAAGATGATTTTTCAACTCTTCCTACTAAAGCAGTATATACTCAATATAAGAATATTTTAGATCCAGAAACAGGTTCATATTTTAAAGTATACAGTGGAACAACACCATCTGCTCAAAATATGACAAGCTTTTATGCTATTAATATAAACAGAGCAAGATATAAAGAAAGACTCGATCCGGGAAATATATCTTTAACACTTCAAGGTTCACTTGGAAACATAACTTTGATAGATGATAGTGGTGATAGCGATGGAACTACAGGATTCGGTGGAAGAGTATTTAATGTAGTTAGCGGGTCATTGAATATAGGATCAGCAGCTGCTGCAACTATAAATTCTTACACCGCATCTAATGGACAAGGCTGGGGATTATTTTATCCTGATTTAGGAATAGTTTTACTAAACGCTGCCGCACTATCAGCTTCGGTTAATGTAAATTTACAACCGGCAACATCATCTGTAGCTTCTACATACCATCTAACTAGAGGAGCTGGATTTGGAGGAACGGCACTATTTAATGCAATATCAAATGGTGCAGATTTTCAAGTCCGTAGAGCAGAAAATATATCTAGCACATATTATTTTGTTAGAGCAAATTCTAAAGATTTTAACTATTCAAATAACCCTTCTTATGTAAGTTCATCCGCTGGAACACAGGGTGTAACACTGTTCAGCTTGTATTCAAATACACCGCCAAAAACATATGTTACGAGCGTTGGATTATATGATAGTAATAATGTTCTAATGGCAGTAGCAAAATTAAGTAAACCAATTGAGAAATCCTTTGAAAAGGAGATAGCAGTTCGTGTTAAACTTGATTTCTAAAATCAAAACTATTGTTTGTGAAGGCCCACCTTATGGTGGGTTTTTCATTTAGGGAATACTTATTATTGATATGTATACATGGAAATCAATACCAAAGTCTGATTATTCAATCAGAACATTTAATACCTATAAAAACTGGACATTTGTATCCGGTTCAGATGTATTGTTATTAAGCGCATCCAACACTATTATTTATAATGATTCCAATACCATAGAATTTGATAATGGGTTTTCATATAATCCACATTCTCTTTATGGTCAATTAAGTTCTTCGTTTTATTCTTTGATAGATACTCCTATAGCGAAAGGTATACGAAGTTTAGGAAGTTCTGCAAAAGTATTTTCTATTCCTGTTGAATATATCGGAGAAACTATAAAGCCCGGTTCTGTGATTGTAACAGATATATCAACCGGAGTTGAATTGAATGATAATACATCAGGTAGTTTATTGAGTTCATCTGTTGTAGTTGGAGATATATTCTATGAAAAAGGTATAATTGTATATACATATACCAATGATATTGGTAGTATATTTAATGGAGATTGGGAAATAAATTTTAAATCTACTCAAACTATAACAGAGCATGAAGTATTTGTTTCGGTAGATAAAGATGAGTTTAATGTATCAAGAAACCCAACCGCATTGATATCACAAGAGCAGCAATGGTATACTTTATCAAGCTCTTTAACATCGGCTGAACAAAGAATATTGGTAGATGAAGGTATTCAGTATGTTAGAAAAAAATCAAATTTACCGAATGGAGACATAGTAGATTTTAGATATGGTTCAACAGTTCTAAACGGAGTTTCGGGTGGGTTTGAACACTATGAAATAAGCGCATCGGTTGACCCAACTGGCTCATTTCTTACACCATTCGTAACGACAATTGGATTATATGACACTAATAATGTTTTAGTTGCTGTAGCTAAATTACCAAAACCAATAAAAATTGAACCATCAATGCCGATTAACTTTATCGTTAGATTTGATGTTTAATAGAAAAATCTTATATTTATTAGAAAGTAAAACATAAATATTATGGCAGTACCATTAGTAGACAGATTAAAGCAATCACTCAAAGAATTAGGATTGACAAACATAGGTAAATGGAATACAAAAAGAGGTTCAGATCCACTACCTTATTCATTGGATTCCTATCAGATTGATGAGCCTGGTATTAAAAAATTAGAGGGTGAATTTGGAAAAACCCGTTATCAGCTTGGAGATTTGGGTGGTGGAGGATCAAATTCACTAGGATTTGGACCGGGTAAAAAATGGTCTGATTCATACGAGAAAAAATAAATTAATAAAAAGGTTACGATTTAATGTGGTTATTTAATAATGAAACGATATCAGATGCCTCACAGTTTCCTAGTGGGGCATTTGGTTTTATATATAGAATTATACATATCCCAAGCGGAAAGCAATATATTGGTCGTAAACAATTACTCTCTAACCGAACTCTACCTCCCCTAAAAGGAACAAAACGCAAACGAAAAGTTCAAAAAGAAAGTGATTGGAAAACCTATTATGGTTCACATCCCGAAATAAAAGAGTTCATCAAAGCCGGAAGTGAAGATG